ATTATGAAAACATTTGCAATTATTGGAACTATAAGTCTTGTGGTTAGTCTAACTACCGCAAACGTATCTGAGAGCGACCAGGATCGTTCCTTAGCGACTCAAAGCCTTTATGTTCCAAACTATTCAGTTAGCTTTGATCGTGGCTCATATGAGCTTGTAGAGGCTAACTATGACAGGAAGACCCAGCTGTCTGATGATGAGCTTGATTCTATACTTAGACAGGCTGGTTTTTCTGGTAATGGCTTAAAGATGGCAAAAGCTATTGTATTCTACGAATCAACCAATAGGCCAATGGCACTAAACAAATCTAGCAATTGCTATGGACTATTTCAGATTAACATGACTGGTTCGATGGGACCTGATCGTAGAAAAAAGTATGGGCTAAAGTCTAACGAAGATCTATACAACCCACTTATCAATGCTCAGATCGCATACCAGATGTCTAACGGTGGAAAGAACTGGAGTGCTTGGTCTACAGAATCTAAAGCAAAAAGCTCAGTAAACTAAAGGCTACTCTGGGCTAGAGAACGACTCGCCATCCCAAATCCAACCAATCTGCAATCCAGCTTCATCTGTTGCATCTACAACAGTAGGGTTAGATGAAAGACCTGACCATAGTCGTTCGGCATTGATTGCTGTATCAGGAATAGTAAGTGTACCAATTACCTCTGAGTCTACAACAAAAGCAAAAGTCTTAGCTGCCATTTTTTCTCCTTATTTAATAAAAGTATATCACTACTTTATAGGTAGTGTGATAGATCTTGCTGCTTATCCTTTTCAAATGTCCAGAATGACACTAGCGTATAACGAATTTCATCAGAAACCAAAGATACTCCATGCATATGGTTAACGTCTGATGGATGAACAGCCAACATCCCAGTTTTTGGAGCAATGGAAATGTCGTGTTGCGGATAGTATGTGTGTCCTCCAGAATAGTTGTCATTTAAATAAATTACAACCCCAAAAGCCCTGTGTCTGTGATGCTCATGGTGATCTGTGTTTTCCATATTGTCAGAATGAGGACTCATCTCCATTCCTGGATACCACCTTACTACCTGCTGTACATCTGAGTATACTGGTTGGTTTAATCCATAAAGGTCCTGAATAGCATCTGCAATTTTTGATCGCAAATCAATTAGAAACTTGCCAACCTCAACATTTACCCTGGAATAGATGCTAACATCATTTAGCACCTTGTTATCCCAAAAATCACTATTTGCAGTATCCCACTGTGTTGCCTTATTTGCAATGTAAATTATTTCTTCACACTCTTCTGGAGATAAAAAGCCCTCCAATGTTTTTGATTCAAAAGGTGTCTTATAGATTGTCATATATCTCCTTAAAGTTAATTCCACATGCTTCTTCGTATTTTTTCAAAGCATTAATTGATGGTGCTCCCCAATACCCCAACACTTTGCCAGTAAGGATATCCTGTGTTCTTTGCTCTGATATTTTTGTTTTTCTATAAAAATGAGATGCAAGATCTGCCTCTCCAGAAGTTTTCCATCTATCATACTTATACAATACGCCATCGCCTTTATTTTTGTGCCAAACAATACTTTCTGGAATAGCGAAAAGCCTGTAACCCCTTGTCCATGCCCGAAGTGCAGTGGTTGTTTCTTCTCCAGCAAACATTATTTTTGGATCTGGCAAAATTTCTTTAAAAAACTTTGGCTCTGAAAAAACAAAGGCAGCACCAAAACCAAAATGCTCTTCAAATGACTTACCTGTCCAGTCAACAGGAACACCGTCTTGATGAGGATTGTTACTGCGTAGTTCTGGAGTGATTTTTATCTTTAAGCATTGATAATTATTTTCTGGAGAATAGTGAGTGATAGTTCCATCTTCTAGCCTGGACCACCAGCCAGTATATGTAGTAATAATTGGATCTGAGTAATGAACCTTTATCTGTTCATACCTAGAAAGCAAAGTGGTGTCCCAGTTCTTATCAAAAAGCATATGAGCATCTATCTGAAGTATATAGTCTTCTTCATCATACAACGACATAACGCTTAGCCTTGGTAGGCCTACCCCAAGAAGGCTACCGTATTCAAGATTTACGATTTTGCAATTTGGAAAGCTTTCGACATTAATTTTTTCATTATTGTAATGATTCCAAACTCCAAAAGAAATTCTTTCTGGATACTCTGCATTTTCCAGGCAGTTAGATATTGTCTGGTTTATGTCTGGCTCGTTATAAGCTATAATTGCCAGAAATATTTTCTTATCCTCTTGCACCATGGCTAAGCCTATATTCCTTGTCATGATAAACTGGGGAATCAGCCCTGTGTGCAAACTCTGTTCTATCAGACATAATGACAAATGAGTACTTTGTACCGTCATCAGTAACTGGCTCTGATGCATGTGCATAAGCATAGGAAGATGGGAATATTACAAAATCACCAGCTACTGGCTTATATGTAATATCAAAATTTGTAAAAGAAATTTCTCCGCCTTCATAGTTATCGTTTGGATATCCTACTGCAGATACTGTGCATCTGTATGGCTCGCCGTCATCTGAGTGAACCTTGAAATACTCACCTTTACCATACTTAACAATGTTGATGCACTCATAGTATGAAATAGAGTCTATATAGTTTTGAGAAATATAGTGCTGCATACAGGCTTTAAGTACCCTCATAATGTCAGCGTGAACGTCTAGTAGATCGCTGTTGTATTTATTTCTTTCACCCAAAATTGCTTCGTTAATTTTAAAATCTTTACAATTTCTGTATTCTGGAACGTTGTCACTATAAGAAACGTTAGCTGGCCTCCATGAGTATGGAGTATTCGTAATCTCTAAAGACTTTTCAATTCTTTCAACTAATTTCCAATCTGTTGGCAAAACATTTTTATACACAAACAAACTTGGTGCAATAATTTCGTAGTTTAGAGAAAACGACTCTCCATTATAAACAACATCAGCATTCATATTACCATTTACCAATTGGACAAACCGCTCCCTCAATTTTTGTCTTTAGTGCCATAAAACATCCGCACTTTTTGCATTGTTTGCTTATTTTTAAAAGCTCTGGACATGATGAGCAAATCTCAAACCTATCAGAGGCTTTTTGATCAGTTGCTTTTTCTACACTAGAGTCCCACATATCCCATGGCCTAGTATCTCCTAGGTTTGACTTCCATTTTTCCCAAGCACTTAAAGACATACTTAAAATTATATCACAGCACTAAGTTTTTTGCTATATTAGCAGAGCCATCCTGATCCAGTACATGTACACTCTCCAGGATATGGCTCAGGCTGTCCTAGGCAGGTTCTAATAGCAGAGAAGCTTGGTGGTGCAACAAATGTTGGAGGAGTTGTAAACGTTGGAGGTGCAGTAAATGTTGGTGGAGCACTAAAGCTTGGACCTGTTCCACAAGGGAATGGTGGTGCGTCAGGATATGGCTGTGTTGGCGAGTTAGGTCCAAAAGTACATACAGTGTTTGTAACACCAACTACACATCCACTAGCATCAGTAGCATTTGTAAATGTGTAGACATCTCCAGTATTTTCTTTAGTGGTACAGTACCACAGTGTTGTAAATGTTGGAGGAGTCGTAAAGGTTGGAGGAGTAGTAAACGTTGGTGGGGATGTAAATGTTGGAGGTGCGGTAAAAGTTGGTGGTGGAGGAGCAGTAAATGTTGGAGGAGCAGTAAATGTTGGAGGTGGAGGAGTAGCTACCGCAAAACTAGAAAAAAAAACCCACCACTCATTTGCAGCTATTTTAGTGATAACTGCTGACCCATACTGATATGGAATAGCGTAAGTATTTTGTACTGCTCTAATGGTAACGCCAGAACCTGATGGAGTTGTTACTGTAACGCTTCCAGTTCCGTACCGTCCAATCTCAATTCTTGATCCAACTGCAAAATTTGTAGTTGAGTCATTTGGAATAATTACTTCAAGATTAGATGTGCTGTTTACCTTAATTAGCTTATCTACGTCGTGAAGCTGAACCGTGTATGATGTAGTCTTTTCATCAATAACAACATTGTTATAGTTTACCCAGGTTCCGCCAGAATAGTACTGAATTTGATTAATCGTGTTTCCAGAGTTGTCCTGCCTAACAAAAACAACAAGACCATTTGTTGGAGAAGTGATTGCAGCATCACGAGCAGTTGGATTTTGGAAGTTGTTCACTCCACCCTTAGCCTTGATAACCTCATCAAATGAGACTGCAGCAGAAAAATCATGATCTCCAGTCCAGTCATAGT